ATAAGGATGGCCACCAATCCTTAAGAAATCTACCAATAACTTTTACTTTTTCTTGATTTTTAGAATCAAGAAACCATTTTGCAAGCTTATCAAATGCATATCCAAGTAAAGTAAATTGAATGAATTTAAAAATTTTATCAAGAATACTTTGAAAAGGTTGTATTATTTTTTTAACTAATATTTTTGCTTTATTTAATGGTTTTTCTAATTCAGATTCTCTCTTCGTTCTTTTTCTTTTCTCATCTTCTTTTGTATTTTCCTCTGCATCTCTCTTTGCTTCTTTATTCTGTCCTATAATACTTTTCAGTAATTCATCAAGTGCTTGACTAATATCTTTAACGTCTTCAGAAGTATCTTTTTCCGTAGACATTTCTTGCGAAGGAATAATTGCCTTCGTCGTCAAATAAAATTTTTCTTTGGATAACTTTATAGGACTAGTAAAACCAATATTTTTTGCTGTAATTTTTTTATGAGCAATAAATCTATCTTCTTCTATTTTATCCTTAACTCTTTTGTATTCATCTTGAAGCAACATTTTTTCTTCAAGAGGAATTTTATGTTTACCTATATCAATTAAAACTAATTGTTCCTTTAAAAGAGTTTTATAGGTTCCATAAGACAAATCAAAAGTATCATCAATCCCAATTATCTTGAGGATTCTTTCATCTATTTTTTCATCGACAAGATTTTCTCCTTTTTTTCTAGCAGGAACTGATGATGATTTTGGTGGTTCTTTTGTTGCGGTTGCAGTTACTTTTGCTTTTGCAACTGGTGGTTCTTCATTTTCTTCAATAAATGAACTTGCCATTTCGGAAAGATCATTCGTCTTTCCCATAAAAATATTGGAATCTATTTTCCTTTGCTCATCTTCACTTAAAGAACTGTAATAACGGGAAATTAGTTGAATCTGTTCGTCAGAAAGTTTAGATGCGACATCCTTACCGAGTTTGAACTCATATGCCTTACGCAATCTTTCAGTTCGATTATCCATTTTGTTGCTGTTTAAGTTTCTCTTCTTCTAGATGCTGTTTTAAGAGTTCAACGTAAACATCCCTTTCCCATGGCATCATATTTTCAATCTCTGTTAATGAATATTTATGATACTGCATTAAAGCAAAATTTAGACGAAAATAATTTTCAAGATCCATATGAACCAGGGCTAGGCGAAAAAACTTGAAAGTCCCTCCAGCATTACAGTGCTCTCAACTTCAGTTTTTGGATTTTTAACTTTAAGTTCGTGCGAAAGTTTGGGCATTGTTTCAAAGAATTTTTCAATCTCTTTAAACTGCTGCGAGTTCATTTGTTCCAAAAACTCAATGAGTTCTTTCTTTGTAACATCTCCAGATGTCCATACTTCTTCATCATTATAAATTTTATCGATGCATGATGCAACAAGATCAAATGATTGATCCATTGAATTTTCATTATTAAAGTCAAAGTTACTTTTAATAAACTGATCCAATGAAGGATACTTCATTTCCATAATAATTGTCTTATCAACTTTGATTTTGTTGGTATGTTCTTCCTTCTTCTGAACTTTAATATCATCAATACAAATTTTCACTGGCACATAAGTTTCATTATCATCCGGACAAATGATGGTAACTTCTAGTTCTTCCCCAACTGATTTTCCTCGAATATTTAAAAACAAATATTCAATGTCAAATGTAGGAAGATTTTCGACTTTAATTCCTTTCGTAAGAATACAAGATTTAATTACATTCTTAATTGCTGTTGTAATTTCCTTTGTATTCTCACTTTCAAGTGCTAATACTAATAGTTTTTCTTCTTTAACAAGAAAAGGTCTAAATTTAATTTCTTGTCCGGTAGAAGGCAATTCCAACTCAAATGTTGGTGTAGAAATTGTTGGTAAAGGCATGATGTTCTATAAATGCTTCAGTGTGATTATTTATCAACCAATCGGAGAGGTAGAAGTTTGATTGGTAGGCAAATCATTGACACCCACTCCAATCTCTGGTTCTGTGGTTGTAGGTCTGATATTTAAATCAGCACCAACAACATATCTAGAATAATTAAATCCAACTGTACATTTCAATATTTGGGAAGATTCATATGAAATTGGCATAGAATCAATACTGATTGGATATGCATTTAAAAATTTATATTGCAACATTCTTCCAGAGTAATCTCTTTCAAATTTATTAATATGTAAAGTTGTTTGATAATTTTTTGGAAAATTAACTCTATAGAAAAAACTTTCAGTTTCTAATCCATTTGCAAGTTGTTCATTCACAATATAAGAAATCCAATTTTCAAATAGGTATACAATATTATAATCATGATCTACATAGAAAGTAAATGATGCTGTAGTATCGTATTGTCTTCTATATGCATGTCTTTCAGTTACTCCAGTATGATCATTATTGAGTTCATGTGTTGCCAAAGAAGATCCTGGAAGAGATGCTTCCGAACACGATAAAGAAAAAAATCTTTCATTTCCGTCATAAGGAATACCCAATCCAGAATTGGATTTTTGTTTTACCCAACTTCTAACGCCACCAGGGTTACCAGCATTGACATTTCCTGGCAAATTAAACCAGCATTCAAAATGTGATGTTAATGCCGGATTTAAAATAGACGCTTTTAAATCTGACAGTTTTCTTGGCTTTGGATAATCTGGCGTTACGGACATCTATCTATAAATACTTTTACTAGTATATTATGTAGTCAACAATAAAACCATGCCTAGGGATTCCAAATATCATCAAGGAAAATTTCATCCACAAAATCCACAAAAATATAAAGGAGATGTGAATAATATTATATACAGAAGTTCTTGGGAATTGAAATTTATGCAGTGGTGTGATAGAAATGAGAATATTTTGGAATATGGTTCAGAAGAATTTTGGATACCTTATCTTTCTCCAGCTGATAATCGTATTCATAGATACTTTCCAGATTTTATCATCAAAATAAAGGAAAATTCTGGAAAAACCAAGACATATGTTGTTGAAGTTAAACCGCAAAGACAAACCATGCCACCAAAACAAAAGTCGAGAGTTACTAAATCATATCTTTACGAAGTACAAACTTATGCGGTAAATCAGGCAAAATGGAAGGCGGCGGATGAGTGGTGTAAAGATCATTTGCTGGAGTTTAAAGTAATTACAGAAGACGAGCTGGGGATTAAATAATGACTCTCACAGGATATGAAAAACCTTTAATAGAATATACCAAATCTGAATTAATCCAAATTGCAAAGAAATATACAGTTTACTATCAAACTACTTCTGGAAGGGGTTCTATAGGTGCATATAACAATTTAACAAAAGAAGAGCTGGTAAATTTAATTTTAAATGATAGAGATTATCAAAGAGCTAACAAAAAAAATAGACTTCAAATATTAAAATTCAGAATAAAAAATATAACAGATTCAGAAGAAATAATGCTTGAAATTATTGATATTTTTAAAGATTTGGAATTTATTCCAAATCCAGGAAATTACTATACATTCATATATAAGGCAAAAACTCCAAAAATCAAATATGATCAACATCCATTAATTGCTGCACTTGAAGTTAATAAATGGGGATTTAGAGGACTCAATTTTCATTGGCAAAATATAGATCCATCGCAAGCAATAAGAAATTATACTTGGAACGAAGTAGCAGGACAATTGCACGTAATCTACGATGAAGAAATCAATTATATGAAATCGATTGATTATGCAAAATTTGTTCTAAATAGTTAAAAAATTAAAATATTCAACTAGGAATTTCAAATGCCTTTCTGGAATATAACAAGTACTACAATTAGTAATGATGTTACTTATGTAAATAATGCATATAAAGACGCAGATGGAAAAAACAAACTTACAACCATTGGAGCACAAAGGCCATCTGGGTATCTATACGTTCTTAAGGATGCAAAAGATCCGTTTGTTAGAAGATTAGGATTTGCAGTTCAAACTGATGGAAAAATAACATATAAATTTATAGATACAGGATCAGGATCTAAACAATATAATTCAATACAAGAATTTGCAAATGATGTTGGAATAATGGGAGGATATACTTCAAATACAACAAAGATAATAAAGGATAATGTGCAATCTAAATTATTACAGCTAGCTGAGCTGGCTGGTGTCAAACCAGATTCTCCGGCTCCAGCAGATGCTGGTGCTGCGGATCCTGGAGGTGGGGGGGGCGGCGCACCTAAACCAGCCACACCAACTGATCAGTCGGTTGATAGTTCAGATTTGACATCAGATGAACGTAAAACTGCAATAACAGATGCATCTATAGATGCCATACCAATTTCAGATAGTAATCTTGTAAGAACAAGTTATGCAAATTATTATTATCCTTCAGATTTAAACTCGGAAAAAAATAAGCAAGATAGAATTAAATTTACAATGAAAAGAAATGATGGAAGTAGTATTAATGCCAAATTTGGTTCTGAGAGGACAGTTGAAAGAAGATCTACAACAACACTCAATGGTTCCGTAACTTTACCAATTCAACCATCAATTTCAGATAGCAATAGCGTTGATTGGAATGGTGCAACATTAAATCCAATTCAAGCATATGCTGCAGGAGCTTCTTTAAAGTTAGAATCAGATAAAGATATGTCTAAGGCAGCGGGAGATATACTGGGAAATATAGCTAAAGAACTTAAAACAAATTCTGGAACATATACAAATGCAATGAAAGTATTTTTTGCCCAAGAAGCGGTTGGCATTCAAGGATTACTTTCAAGAGCCAGTGGTGCAATTCTTAATCCAAACTTGGAATTATTATTTAATGGACCTTCATTAAGGCCTTTTGCATTTACCTTTAAGATGTCACCAAGAGACTCAGATGAGGCAACACATGTAAGAAATATTATTAGATTCTTCAAGCAGGGAATGTCTGTCAAAACTTCAAGTAGTGACGTTTTTGTAAAATCTCCAAACATATTTGATATTAGATATATAACTTATAATAAAAGTGGAAACGAAATAGATCATCCGTCAATAGGAAGAATTAAAACTTGTGCATTAATCGGATGTGATGTTGATTATGCCCCCGATAGCACATATATGACTTTCGATGATGATTCAAGAACAATGACATCGTACCAATTAACACTTAGATTTAGTGAACTTGAA